CAGCAAGAAACTCCTAGGGATTTTGTTTTAGCTACTGGGGTTTCTTATACAATAAGAGAAATTGTAGAAATGACATCAATTAAATTAGATATGGAAATTGAATTCATTGGAGAAGGCGTTGAAGAAATTGGTGTAGTAAAAGAAACTGGTAAAAAAATAATAGAAGTAGATAGCAAATATTTTAGACCATCTGAGGTTGATTTATTAATAGGAGATGCTAGCGATGCTAAAAAAGTATTAGGATGGGAACCAAAACTTTCTCTTTCCCATATAATAGATGAAATGATAGAAGATAAAATAAAATCCTATGGATTATAAATTATTAATAGAGAAAGAGATAGAAGCTCTAAAAAAAATACCAATACAGAGAGTAAGTAATTTAGTTTCTCAGATAAGAAGGTATATCGGTCACGGAAGAATAATAACTTCTGGTATGGGAAAAGCTGGACATATCGCACATACCTTTGCCACTACTTTATCCTCAACAGGAACACCTTCTTTTTTCTTACATCCATCTGAAGCCCAGCACGGTGATTTGGGAATAGTTCAACCAGGTGACGTAATTATAGTTTTTAGTAATTCAGGTAAAACTAGGGAGGTTTTAGAACTTATTGATCTTGTACATAATTTAGAGTATGGTAATTACATATATGCTATAGTCGGAACCAAAACCGAAGATATCTCTATAAAATGTGCAGACTATATTGAATTTGGTCCTGTTGAGGAGATATGTCCTATGGGATTAACTCCAACAACTTCTACAACTTGTATGTCTGTGATATCCGATTTAATAGTTATTGGATTAATGGATAAGAATTTTACCAAAAAAGAATACTCAAAATTACATCATGGAGGATATCTCGGTCAAAGATCAAAAAACTAGAATTCTTATAGGAGGTCCTTGCGTTATACAAAGCTGGGACACTTGCTTTGAGATTGCTACTGAAGTTAGGAGATGTGGATTACTACATAACTATCATACTATATTTAAAGCGAGTTTTGATAAAGCCAATAGAACATCATCAGGGGGATTTAGAGGAATTGGTATAGATAAAGGTCTAGAAATTTTAAAAAAAATAAATTCTAGATTAAATATGCAGATAATAACAGATGTACACGAGACACATCATGTTGAAAAAGTAGCTTCTGTTGTTGATTATTTACAGATACCTGCTTTCCTTTGTAGACAAACTGATTTAATAGAAGAGTGTGCTAAAACAGGTCTACCTGTACTTATTAAAAAGGGACAATTTCTTTCCCCTGAATCGTGTAAATTTATAGAAGATAAATTTTATAAATCAGGAGGGAAGGAGCTATTAATAGGAGAAAGAGGTAATAGCTTTGGTTACAATGATTTAATAGTAGATGCCACTTCTATATCAAGATTAAAGAAATCGTGTACCAGATCTAAAATAATAATGGATTGTACACACAGTTTACAGAGGCCTAATGGTATTAGCGGAAAAACTGAAGGTAGAGGAGATCTGATAGAGGATATGGTTAGATTTGGTGCAGTAATGGATGCGGATGGATTGTTTATAGAAACACATCCCTATCCACATCTTTCTCCATCTGACTCCGAAAATATGCTAGAACTTTCAAATCTAGAAAGTATAATAGGTAAAGCTAGAAAGATTTATGATGCAAGATAAATTATTAGATATAGTTATAGTTAGCTACGCAAAAGACGACTATTGTAAGGAGCTAACAAAAAATTGTATTTTTTCTTTATTATATTCCGAAGAGAATGCAGTAGATGATTTTAATATAATAGTAGTTGAATCCGAGCCAGGTGTTAACTGGGATTGGATGTCAATAAATGTAAAAACATATGAATCTCCCCTTCCTTACGGATATCACAAGTTTTTAAACTTTGGTAGAAAGAAAGGAAATTCACCATGGGTTGCTCTGTGTAATAATGACCTTGAATTTACAAAAGACTGGTTTAGTAGAATACTTGAAGCATCTTCAACAGTACCTGAAGCTCTTTCTTTTTCTCCCTTATGTCCTATGACACAGACTCTTTATGGAATAAATGAAAACATGGGTCTTATTGAAGGATATGAAATAAGAAAACAAATTTCTGGATGGTGTATAATACAAAAAAGGGAAATTTACGAAAGGATAGGAGATTTGGATGAAAGATTTCAGCACTGGTATTGTGACAATGATTATTCTATGGAGTTGTTTACGAATAACATAAAACACGTATTAGTTACTAATTCTGTTGTTATACACCACGATAACAACATAGGTAAAACAACAGAAAGGGTAGTTAAAGATTATGATCAGATGTATAAGATGACTAGCGGATCTTATCCACTATTTAAAGAAAAATGGAACTTATAAAAAATTTAATTATGACTAGATACGATATAATAAACAGAATTATAGAAAATAAGGGATATAAGAATTATCTCGAAATAGGGGTAAGAGATGGTCAATGCTTCAAAGAAATATGTTGTGAAAACAAAATAGGAGTTGATCCTGCTCCAGTTTCTTTTCACACAACGCATATAATGACTTCAGATTCTTTCTTTGAATCATTAGATTCTGACCATAAATTTGATATTATTTTTATAGATGGACTTCATTTAGATCACCAGGTAGATAAAGATATTGAGAATTCTTTAAATCATTTAGCAGAGGGAGGTACTATACTTTTACATGACTGTAATCCACCTACTAGATATCACGCTGCGGAATCGCCAGTTTTTACTGCTCCTGCTAACGGCGAATGGAACGGTACAGTATATCTTTCTTTAATAAAGCTAAGACTTTATAAAAACAATTTAAAATTAGTAACAGTTAACACTGATTGGGGAGTTGGTATATTAACTAGAGAGTTGAGTGAAACAATAAATGCCTTTCCTAATGATGCAATTTCTTGGGAATTTTTTCACGAAAACAGAAATGAGATATTAGATCTAGTAACCCCTGAAGAATTTGAAAAAAATTACCCTATTTATAAAACAGTTTAATTTTGAAATTATTTATGATAAAAATTCTATAAAATATTATGAGCATAGAGAAAGGCTATAAGATGGTATTTTCTAAAGAAAAAGGTAAAGCTTTAGTAGAAATAACAAGACATAAAGCCTCTCATATGGATAATATACTCATAGTAAATAGCACAGGGAGTACAAGATACGAAGACACATGGATAATTGAGAAAGACCTAGAAGCCTGGATCTCTTCCATAAAAAAGGAAGGATTTATAAATATAAAAATAGTGGAAGATGTGGAATCTCCTAAAAAAACTAATCAAAAGAAAAAATAATAACATGGAAAACATTGAAGAAATTGATGTAGAAATCCTTGATAGAGAACTCAAGCCTTTTCTTTATAAATGGACAAAGGGCGATAATGCTGGAAACGTTTGTGAATATGAGAGTATTTTTAAGGACCCTACGACCGGTATAGTTTGGATAAATTTTAAAGGTGGTACTAGAATAAATTACTCATTGGTGAATGAATATATGATGCAGATAGATTCTTCTTCTATTGTGCAATCTGCTCCAGTAATAGAACATCAGGTCCCTGTTAAAAATGTTATGCTATCTGAAGGAAAGACAAAGATCAAAGTTTCTGATAATCCTATAGTTTCTCTTTTAGAAAAACAAAAACCTAATTGGGTTGAGGTTGGTATAAATTTAAAACTCAATTTACCAACAAAAAATCTATACAATGTTCTTAACTCTTCATTTGAAGATGCGGAAGATGAAATAATAGAATTTGTTGTTAGGGATTTGGATATTGAAATAATAAAAGAAAGTCTAAGGATAAATATAAAAGATATATATAAATCGAATGGAACTTTACGAAAAAGCGGAACAAGTAGTAATACAAAAGACGAAGAATAGGGAGGTCGTTGAAATAGACGGACACCTTTTTGTCAGACAAATAAATCCGGGCGTTATTATAATGCCTTATACTCTTAATGATGAAGGCCTTCCTAATAAGATAGGTATAATATCAGAGGTATTAGATCAAAGACCTGGAGGGATGGCAAAAACTTTAATAACTGGATCACAGGAAGATAAAGACGACAACATATATCAAACTGCAGTTAGAGAAATGAGTGAGGAGTCTGGATTTTTAGTAGAGGATCTTAAAAGATGGAAATTCTTAGGAAGTCTTTACACATCTAAAATGGTATTAAACTCTAATCCATGTTTTGCTGTTAATATAACAGGTATGGTATCAGGAGATAAAGAAACTGATGGATCTAAGTCAGAGAAAGACAGTAAATTCGAATTAGTTAGCGTAGATGAAGCTCTAAATCTAGAGGATAGCTTAGTTAGTACTTTATTTATAAAAACATTTAAAGATATTTTTAACCAAAAAGAAGAAGAGAATGAATCTACCGAATAGAAAAGAAAGAAGAAAGATCGCTAAACAAAATGGTCTTCTGGGAAAGAAATCTTCAAATGCAGAAGAAGTTAGAGAAAGATCTAAAGCTATGGGAAATCTTATTCATTTAAGAAATCTTACAGAGCAAAGAAATAGAAAAAAAGATAATTGATTTATAGTGTCGGTTAAATCATTTATAATCTCAAAAGCTGATAAGTTAAAAAATTTCGATTACGGGGATTGCTCTGGACTACATACAATAGATGTTAATATGTGGTTTAAATCGAATAGCTTAACTCCTTCCTCTATGAACGAAATAAGACAATATATTTTCGAGGAGTGGCTACATAAAAAAATATGCAGTTCTAAAACAAAATTAACATCCGGATTTAATTTAGTTATAGTATATGATAACCCTACTGACCCTTTTATAGATCTTTTAAGAGGTAAAATATTAGAAATATTAGAATACGAATTTTGCGACGTTATTTTAGTTGACTAATAAAAAATAGGTATATATTATATGACTGGAGTATCTGATGTAGGAAAGGCTGTTAATTCCATGAGAACCTTTACGGAGGGAGGAAAAACTGTTAGTGCGGTACAAACTTTTAAAGGAAGTGCATTCATATATTCCAATGCAGCTGATAAAACGTTTGCTACATATGAACTTTCTGAGTTAAAGTATCTTCCTAAGAGTTTATTTTATGATGCAGCAACTTCTGATGGTGTTTATAGGGGTCTTTTTGCTTATTATGTATTAGGAGTAAATAATGGAAGAGTTAATTATGCTACTTCTGAGCTAAGCGCAGGATTAGCTAAAATAACTCCGCAGGAGTCTAGAAACCCCACAGCAAAACAAATAATTGATGCTGTTACTAGGGGAACTAAAGGACCTGCTTACCTTGATCCTAGTAGCCCTTACAGAGGACAAATATATAATGTTAAGGATTTTATATTTTGTAAATACTATGGAATCATTCCAAATAATAGAATGATAACACTCAGAAGATTTGCACATCCTGTTTTAGATTCCCTTAAAATTTTAGCAAATGGGACAAAAAGAGGTGATTTTGTAGTAGAAGGAAAAAAAGACCAAAAGTCTGTAAAATACGTATCCCAAGACATACCAACTTTAGGAAAATTACAAGATTCCGAGGCAAGATTAAATACTTCATTACCTGTTGCTCAGATTGTAACTTTTTTTGGTGGGGAAACAGGAAATTCCCTTAATTCTATATTAGGAATAGATACTGGTTTAAATTTTACCATGGAGACTCAAGAGGCTCTTAAGAATGAACAAACTGGCGATCCGGGGTTAATGAACACACCTTATGGTGACTTAATAAAATCCGCTATAACAAGCGGATCAAGAAACGAAATAAATGACACTGAGATTGAATCTTATGATAAATTTGTACAAACACTTTTAAATCCAGATAAACAATTAAATAAATTAGAAAGAGCTCTTCTAGACGAAGCAGTAACTGCGGAAGGTCCATTATCTAAAAAAATATTTGTTAATGTAAATACTGTAAATCAGGTAAATACGAGAAAGCAAGGATTTAATGGTGGAACGAATGGCTTCACTCTGTATTTTCATTATACATTAAATTCTGCAGGACAAGTAAATTCTAAGCTTTTGTTTTTAGATTTAATGTCTAATATATTATCTGTGGGAGCGGACTATGGACAATTTTTAACTCCAGAGATTAGAATAGAACAGACATCTTTAGGTCTAGGATTCCCTGGAGGACCAAAAAAATATGCTCAATCTATAACAGATCCTATGCAATACATAAGGGAAGCAATAGGACAGCTTCTTTCTGAGGGTGAAGTAAATAAAAGACTAGATGCTGAAAAAAGCGTAAAAGAAGAGATGGAGCAGGTAGTAAACGATCTTAAAAAGTTTGGTAATGATCCAACTAAAGGTGTTGCTGCAGATTCTAAGCTATATAAATCTTTGTCAGTAATGATCTCGGATTTATTTCTCAAAAAAATATACTATAGTCCTTTAATGCTAAGCGGTTATCCAACTGGAGAGTGGCATGTTACAATAGGAAATCCTTTGAATCCTATTGCGATGATGGGAAATTTGGTGTGTAAAAACGTAAAGATAGAATTTAACGACACATTAGGACCTGACGATTTTCCAACAGAAATGAAAGCTAGTGTAACTTTAGAGCCTGGAAGACAGAGACACAGGGGTGATTGGGAATCTATGTTTAACAGAGGTAATGGAAGATTGTATTTAGGTCAGCTTGTTTCTAGTAAAGAAAGTACCAATGCTTGGGTTAATACTCAAGGTGTATTCCCTAACGACACAGATGGTAAAAATATATACGATATTGTTAACGATAATATAGATCCTTTAACAGGAAGAAGAAGTACTGAAGGTACAATACAATAAAATAAAAATAAGATATGTTAGGAATAGATGTAATAGAACGCAAACCATTTTTTACTAATCCTAATACACAGGAGAGATCTGTAGATCTTTTAGTTCCATCTTGGTCTCCTAAAAATATACGATATACCCTAAAATCTATAGCAGTTGTAGACGAAGAGACTGAGGCTAGAGCTGACTTATTATCTATGCTATATCTTTATGATCAATCTAGTATGGGAACTATGCTTAAATTGAATAATATATCTAATCCATTAAGTCTTAAATTAGGAGAGATACTCTTTATACCAGGGGAACAAATGATTAATGATCTATTTGATAGTGGTAAGAGTATAACAAACCAAAAGCAAAAAGCCAGATCTTTTAGAAAAGAACTTCAGGAAAAGATCTCACAAGTAAGCAAGGATAGACTCGAATATTTAAATTCTAAAAACATATCAAATCTTGCAGAAACACCTCTCCCTCCTAATCTTCTAAGAGAAGGACAACAACAAATATTAGTAACTGAGGGGAAATTAATATTTGGTCCTGACATAGGGCAATGTAAATCTAGATCAAAAAAGAATGTATCTGTTACTGATATAAAAACTAAACTTGCACAGAAAAATATTTTTAAAAGATAAGATAAATGCCAGCAGAAATAAACGTAAGGAAAGCCATACTTCAATATAGGGACCCTAATATATTTTTGGATGAATTAGCTGTGGTCGATACTTCTACACAAAAAGGTGATCTAGAACTAAATGACCAGAAGGCAGATAATGTCCAGAAAAAATATTTTGGTACTGTTAAACCTTTAGTAAGAATAAACACCGAGATAATAAATGGAATAAAATATTTTAAATTAGATCTAACAGGATTTAAACCAACACTTATACTTAGATTTGAAACAATAGATGAGAAGTTTATTTTCACTTCTTTTCCTAAAGACGGAGATATAGTTTCCGTTTATATAAGACCATTTGGTGAAATGTTTAAACCAATTAGGATGGATTTTATAATAAATGAGGTGATATCACCTTTTAATAATGGACCTTATATCGATTACACACCATCTAGTGGTAAGTATCAATCATACACTATAATGGCAGAGGTTAGAATTCCTAAATTATATAAACATGTTTCTAAAACATTCAAAGGAAGCAGCGCGGACGCTTTATTAAAAGTTGCTGAGGACCTTGGATTAGGATATGCTTCTAATGAGGTAAAAATGAATGATTCAATGAATTGGGTTTCTCCCAATCTTGATTATGAAACATTAATAAGACACATAGTAAATAGCTCTTGGCTTGGTGAAGAAGATTATTTTGATTGTTGGATAGATCAATATTATAACATAAATCTAGTTAATTTAAAAAAACAATTCGACGAAAACAATCCCAAAATAGAGAATATGAGGGTTGCTTATGGATCAGATTCATTTGGTGACATTTTTCCTGGGGGAACAAAACCAGTTGAGGTTGAATTCCCTTTAATGCTAACAAACTCAACTCAGTTTAGTAAATCCCCTCTTTTTATAAAAGATATATCAATAGAGCAAAATGCTGGTAGTATAAATAAAGATCTTGGATATTTTCAAAAGGTCCAGTTCTACGATTCTAAACTTGTTTCAGATAAGCCTAAAAACAAATTTGTTGAATATGATATAGAATCTATTACTAATAAAAATTTAGGTTCTAGAGACGTAATAAACAAAGGTAGACTTGGTGAAAATTCTTACAAAGAGGAGATAAAAAAGACTTATGTTGGTACTATGTATTTTGAGAATGTACATGGTAATTTTCAACAAGCTTCTGTTCAGAATATACTAAACAGAAATGATAGTTATAAAATAGTATTGAACGTAAAAAATAGGGCATGGACACCATTTCTATACAGAGGACAAACTTTTCCTGTATATATTGTAACAGAAGGTGCTCCTAGTATTGGAGCATCCACCAGTTATAGCACTAAAGTAGGAGAGCAATCTATGCTTGGTAATAAAGGCGAGAAAAGAAATATAAATATGTTTCTCTCGGGTAATTATGTTGTTTTAGGATTTACAATAGAATATGATGAGAGTGGAATATATCAAACTATGATGCTTGGTAAAAAACAATGGGCATTAAACCCAGGATTAGCTTCAGAACCATTATCATTAAATACAAAAGAATTTGAGGCAGAATTTGATGATTTCGTTGATAATGTGTCTAGTATAGTTCAAGAAAATACCCAGATAATTAAAAATGATATCTATAGTAAATAATTAAACAAAATGGCAGATTATTTTAGTGGCGATAGTTTTGGAGGAGCATTAGGTAACCAAGTTCTTCCTGATGGTGATGCCTTAAAAAGAAAAATAGACGCGCAGAGAGAAACTTGGTTAAAGGGTATATCAACTACTAAGCACGGTAAAAAAGAAGATCCAACATATCTTCATTTTAGATTTATATTCGACTTTGGTGAAACATCATTTTTGGATGAGGAAACTTTTTTAGCACCTTCTCCTCTTTTTAGAAATGCTCAGGACGAACCGGGGGGATCAAACAATCAAGAAATAACTGATATAGCTGGAAGAATAAGAGGAGAGAAACCAGGAGACAAGGAAAAATCTTATAATATTATAACGGATCCTGCATACCAGCAATCTTTATTAATGATAGATGCTGCTAATAGGGGTAATTTTTATACAGGTACAGATTTCTTTTATGGTAGTAAATTTTTTATAAAAAGTAGGGCAGAGCAAGGAGCTTTTAATATGAACGGAGGAGGAGTAGGTTATATGGGGGCTCAAGAATTTCTTGGTCAGAGATCTGTAAAAAGAAAACAAATGCTAAAAGCATTTAAAAAAGGCCTAAAGTTTGTTAACGAGAAATGTCCATATTATTTTCAATCTGTAACCGGATTAGATACTCTACTTAAAATAGATATAAAAAATTTACATAAGGAGGCAGGAAAGCCTTATAGAATGGGGACTTTAACAATAGATTGCTTAGAGTCCATAGACATGAGAATGTTTTCTCTTTCAGAACTTTATAGGAAAGCTATATATGATTATACTTACCATAGAGTAATGCTACCTGAAAATTTAAGGAAGTTTAGAATGTGGCTTGTAGTATCTGAGATAAGAAATATACAGCTATCTTATGGAATTAATGATATATTAAATCCTTTCTCTATTCCGTCTGTAGCGCAAGGGGCTAATTTTTTAGATAGTTTCAATTCACAAACTGGTCTTTTAAATAATACGGAGGGACTTTTACAAAAAAGTACTTCAAAAGATTCTAATTTATATCCATCAGATAAATTTGGATCATATACATTAGGACCATACGCTTTCATTTATCAATTTGATCAATGTGAATTTGATTTTGATGATTCTTATCCGTCTTATGGTACCCTAGATAATAAAGGAGGATCGGCAGTTAACAGTAAATTTAAAATTCACGTAGGTAGGGTTAAAGATTATAAAATTCAATTTAATGCTTTAGCTGATGTAATGCAAAAGGATGACAATGTAAAGAATATGGTTCTTTCGGATGTCTGGGGATCAAGAAAAAGTCCTTATGATGATTATGATTATGCTGGATCAGCTGGTATAGAAAAGGCAACATTTGACGACAAAGCGGATCCTAAGGAATATTTTACACAACTTGCATCTAATTTTATAACTAATAGTGTTGCAGATCTTAAAGAACAGGGTGTTACTATAAATGGTGTTAATCTAAGTGCTACTTCATTACAAGGAGCTTTACTTGGAAATATTTATGGATTCGGTGGAATTAGCCCAGCTTCTGCATTAAGGAGTGCGTATTCGGTAGTAAGTAATATACAAAATTTTAGTGAAAACGGAATACCAAACCCTTTTGCTGATAATAGTCCACAAGCTAGAGGACTAGGAGGTCCTATTGAAAGGGAAGAGAAGGGACTTTATAGAAACATAACAGAAGATATAAATGAATATAAAGGTAGTGTAACTGTCATACAAAACTTAGGTACTGCATATAATGGATCTAGCGCTACCCCTCCAGGATTAGACGAGGATGTTTATCCAACAAATCCTGGAACTTCTTTAGGACTTCCTGATAGGGAATATCCTAAGCCTGGAGGTGACGAATATAAGAATGTACCAGGATCTGATCTAGGTGTTCCTGGAAGGGTTTATCCTTTAATTAAAGGAGATGTATATCCTACTAATCCTGGGACATCACTAGGATTACCCGACCGACAATATCCAGAACCAGGAGGAGATGAATACACAACTAATCCAGGATCAAGCTTGGGTGTTCCTGATAGGGTTTATCCTGAACTTAACGATGACGTTTATCCTGAAAATAATCCAGAATATCCAACAATATCTGATGATGTTTATACAACTCCACCACAGCCGGATACACAGAATATAGGCGATGTTTATTCAGGAGAAGATAATCAATATCCGGAAGTTACTGAAAATCAATATGAGATACCATCTTCTACTGAAGTCAATAATATAGGTGATGTTTACGAAGAGGATAAAAATGAATACTCACAAATAAACGAGAAGGTGTACGAGGATAGGATTAATCTAGAAAGTGCGCCTTTAGGCGAAGTATATGATAAGAATAAGGCTGTTTACGGACAGATAAATGATGATGAATACAAAGATTCTGGCTCTTTTAAAGAGGGATTAAATGAGGATGTTTATAAAACTGTACCTGGTAGAGATCTAGGAGCTCCTGGGAGAAATTACAATTCTTTAAATAGCGACGAATATAAAACAGAAAACTCGCCAGTTAATGTTTCTAGAATAGGTAGAATTTATCCTTCGGCTAATAATGAAAACAATTAAGGTAATCCTTATATAATTAAAAATGGGATTAGTAGACAGAAATAAATTAGAAAGACCTAATATTGAGATCTCTCATTATTTAGGTGTTGTTGTAGATAACAAGGATCCAGAATTCAAAGGTAGAGCTAAGATTAGAGTCTTTGGGGTTTTTGATCCAGATATACTAGACGAGGATCTTCCTTGGGCACATCAAAGATTTGAACAGAGTTATGGATTAGGAGGAGGATCTGGTAGAATGTCTGTTCCTAAATTAGGATCGGTAGTTCACGTTCAATTTAATAATGGTAATTATTATAGTCCAGAATACAAAGCTGTACAGGAACTTGCTCCAGATTTAATTGAAGAGATAAGTGCTAGTTATGATGGAGCTCATTCTATTATTTATGATGGGATAGAGAGACTTAAAATGTATTATACTGTAGAGAAAGGTCTTGTAATAGATTTAAAAGAATCTAAAATTATAATAAGAAATGATAACTCTATACTAATAACTCATGCTGATGACACATCATCTATAGAATTAAAAGGCGGAAAGATAACTAAGTATGCGGATCAAGAAATAGAGAATACTGCTATAACAAGAATTAAACATAGTTCTGAAGAAGTTTGGATGGACGGAAAAACAACCAACTTGGGTCATTCTCCTTTGTTCTCTGCTGTATGTGCAGAACCTCTTTGGGACTTTCTTAAAAAATTAGCAATATCTATAGACAGTAAACTTCCAGCTACCCCAGGGGTTAATTCAACTTTAGCATCTAGCTTTGAACAGCTTGCTACAAGTCAGACTGTTAGAGTAACAAGAGAAAATTCCCCTGATTTTCCTGTTGTTCCAATAAATAATGATTCTCCGGTAGGTATACCTAATCCGACAGGAGCAGGTGTAACAGGAGCAGGTGTAACAGGATCTGCTACAGGACCTACTGGAGCTACAGGAATAACAGGAGTTTAGTATGGCAGAGGAAATAGGATCTAGAATAGATGAATTATTAGGAAAGGATTTTTCTCAAATGTCTACTGATGAGATATTAAATATAATATCAGGTGGACAAGATTTTAATATACCTTATGAGGATTTACAATCTAAAGAGGGATTTAATAAGGAATTAGAAAAAAGTCAAAAGGAAGTAGATAACATAATAGATAGCTTAAAACCTCAAGGTCCTCCTATATCATTAAAAAAAATAGAGGACCTATCTTGTAAATATGAGGGAGACGATTTATATAGTAGAATCATTTTAGAATCTATAAAAAAAGAGGATAAAAAATTATACGAGGAGCTTGTAAATTCTGATGAGTATAAGAAAAATATATCCGTAACAGAAAAGGATCTAGGAGTAAGTGTAGGAAATAGGGATCTTGGTTTTTCTAAAAAAATACCTTCATCAGGAATAACTAAATATCTGAAAGGAAAAAACCAGGATTTATTAGAAAAAATAAATGAAAAAATATTTGATAATATAGATCCTCTAATCTTAGGAAAACCTTCTAACTCTGGTTCAAGAAAGAAAAGAAAAATGAAAGTTCTAGGTTTTGATATACCCCTAGAATTTATAATGAATAAAACACAAATAGTCCATGTAAAGATAGGAGGAGACGATCTAAGCATAGACGGAGCATTAGAAAAAATAAACGGTTTATTAAAAGACCAGAATGCAAATACTAATCCTTGTGATGGAGTTGAAAATTCAAGCTCTGAAAGGATAGACGGATTTGATGCTAATTTTTTTCCTGATGGTGATGATCCAATTATAGATGATGATTGTTTACCCGGAGTACCAGAAGATCCTATAACTGGAGATCCTATATTAACTAAGTCTTCGTTCGAAGATATATTAGACGAATTTTGTGATCCGCCAACATACGAATTCAATAGAGAAACTTTACCAGATCCAGTACCATCTCCGGTAGATGTTAATGCAATAGATTCTTGTATATCATCAGCTCTAGATAAAAGTAAAAAGCTTGAGGAGGACATAAAATTATTAGCTAGATGGCAAAATTTAGAAAGAAGTCTAGAGGAAATTTTATATCATTATGAGGGGATATACGAATATCAGAAATCTTTATATGAGAATTGGATTGCTAGAGTTCCTAAAAATGATGGTGGTGATCCTAGCGATTTTGGTTTAGGGATCGAAATATTAACTTATAACGATGAAATAAAAGCGTATAAGAAAGAATTAATCGATCAGAATACTAAATATAGTAACGACAAAAAGATCTTCTTAGAGAACAACAATATATTTACAGAGGATCTTTTTTTATTGAACGTTTATGATACAGAATTAAGCGATCCGGATTTAGAGATTCTTTTTAATAATCAAATAAATGCCAACAAATCTCCTATAACTTACGAAGAGTCCACTGCATCTTGGCCAGTTTCCGAAGGAATAATAAAATTTAAGGAAAATGTAGAGGATATAAGAATAATAATTATAGAAAGGAATTTTATAGGAATATTAGAAAATAAAATAAAAGAAACGGAGGATTTATTAAATGCCTCTATTTCTACTCTGGAAGAAAGAAAGCAAGCTCCTGTTACCATAGGAGATGTTGAAAAATCTTTTATTCCAACCAATACTGCAACAACTGATTTATATGGTCAAGGAAATTCATCACTAGATATAAACGAAAGAGTATTTAAAAGCAGTGCACAAAATCTAGCTACCGGTCTTTCTTACACATACGATTCCTATGGGTACGATTTTTTAGAAGCATTAAAAAAATTCTCAATAAGATACCAAACTAAATTCGTAAAGTCACTAAGTGAATTACAATTCGAGCTATCGTTCGTATCTGATTACGGCTTTCCTTTACCTTATAAAAAAGTTAAAAAACCGGGAAAGATTACTTTCTCCGGATCATCTGCTGAGCCTTTATCAGAGGTAGATGAACCAGATGCTGAAAAAATAAAAATAGGAAATGAATATTCTGGCAATGGTGGAATATTGGGAGGTACTAAAGCTGACTATTTAACATCATATCAGTATATAAAGATAAACAATATAAAGACAGGATTTCCTGATGTTGCTAAGTTCTATGATTTTATAGAAAAAATAATTAAAACAAATGACTCTAAGCAATCTATAATAGATAAAATAGTAGAGGATAGAGGAATATTATACGGGCAACTCATAGAAAAATCTTCTTCTAATTGGCTTTTCTTTACCGCAGAAGAAAGAGGAGATAATGATGCTAGAGATCCTTCAAAAAACAGACCTTCAAGTTTCACACAAGACGGAGAACCAACACCAGTTTTTACAGATTTCTATAGTAATTTTAAACCTAAGTGGGATGAAAAATATAGACAAAGCAAATCGCAGTATATAGACCCTGCTATAAAAGATATAAGAGATAAAGCAATAAAGGCTGGAGAGGGATTAGCAAAAACACTACCTGCTTCTGATGTAATAGGTATTAGAATATATGAAAATTATTTAGATGTAAAAAATAAGTACGAGCAGATAAGGGATACTATGCTTCTTGCTTCACAAAAGGTTAGTGAGATAAACGATTCTGTAAGCCCGGAGAATGTTAAAAAAAGATTTTCTGATGTTAAATGTGCAGGAGTAAATAATGAGCCAGACGAGGATGATCCTGAGAATTGCCCCCCTATTTGTTGTGGCGAGCCTGGTTCTGATTTTAAAACAAAAAATTATTTATTATCATCTCCTCCTAGCTCTGATTGTCCAACCATTTTTCAAAGGTGCTGGTGGAAACAATTTTGTAAGGATGTAACAAAAGTTGGTCTTTTGCCATACCCTAACGGTCTTCCTCCAATTGAAGATACTAAATACTTTTTATCCCAGGGTCCTTCAGTAAGATTGGGATTAAAATATTGGCCCGTGGGATATCTTCCGCCATCTTTTATACCTATACCTTTTCCTAATCCTATAGACGGAAATCCTTATATAAGGATACCGCTTCCTATGATATGGACTATAGTACCTCCTATATTAATACCCCTTCCTTTTAATTTGGGATTGCTGGTTATATTCATTCCTTTTATAGGAGGGTTTATGCCAACCCCGCTTGTCTACATAAAAGAGTTTTTAACGGGGAGTTCTTTTTTCCTTACCGGATTAAGAGGACCCAGATTTATTCCTAGAAAATCTGATCCTGTTATAAAAGATCCTTTTGAAAAAATTAAGCAAGCTCTATCTTTTGGTATACCTGATAAATTGATACCGCTTCCTGGATTTGGATTAGATAACCAGGATTCTAAACAAAGGGTTTTAGAAGGGATAAGGAGTAATTTATCAAAAATATTTGATAGTGTTCCTCCTCCTGGTGATATACAGAAAATTAGAGAACAACAACAAAAGGAAAGAGAACTTAAAAAATCAATAAGGGATAAAGAGAGGGATTATAAAAACAAGAGCGCATTGCTTGATATTCCTAAGCCAGATTTAACAGAAGAAAAAAAACAGCTAGATCTTTTAGTAAATCAAAGAAAGGAATCATTAAAAACTGTAATAAAAAACTATCTAGATAAAAGTATACCAGATCCTAAATCTATATACTTTCCTAAGGATAAGGATAAATTAAAAATTGATATACCTGGTATAATAAGATCCCTTAGAATATTAAAGGAGATGAAAGCAAGTTTAGTTCCTATAGATTGCCCCAACTTTATAAACTTTAAAGATGAGATGAGAGAGGTACTTAAACTTATGAAAATAGTTTGTCCACCTAAATATTTCTTAGAAAATTTTGAAGTTGCTAATTCAAGCAAGATATTCCTAAGAAGAGATAGGGATCCTAGACTTATGTCAGATGACGAATTTAATGATCTTGTTAAACTGATAAGAGGTGCGTCTTTAATAATAACCAAGATAATTTTATGGGGTAATAGATTCTCTGTTATTAAAAAAGTAAGGGATGGTGCATTTTCAATAGTTGAAAGTAGTGAATTTGAAGGAATTTTTAAATTCCCAGAGATAAAGATAACGAATTCTGCGCCTAGAACATTAAAATTTTTAAGAAAAAAAAATCCCATTATAGAGGCTATTAAATTTAGAATAATGGAGGGTCTTTCTACAATAGAATATAGGAAAGAAGATTTTTCTAGATATGTTAGATATGAAGGAGAAAATCCTATATTGGTTATAAGAGTAAAAGATTTAAAGAAATTGGTTTCTAAAAAACTTGGACTTAGCAGAATAGGCCCTTTTGATCCAGTTAGACCACTAGATGAGGAAGATCCTTTAATTTCTAATTTTCCGTATCCTAAAGGACCACTTTCATGCTTAAGTGCTCTTAACGGAGGATTTGGTAATGCTGTTGCTGCTTTTGAAATGCCTACGGTTTTTCCACTTAAGCAAGATCAACTAACACAAACCCCAGGCCTTGGTGGAATTATACAAGTAACTATACCAGGATCTAAAATAAAATCGTTTCTAATAGAGGCTCTAATAAAAAGTCTAGATAATGGTTCATTGGAAGCAGCTATGCCTGAAATAAAAGATGTTGATTCACCTAAATTTTTAAATCTTAATCCTGAGGATATTCAAAAGATGTCTAAAAATTTAGTATTAGATCTAGTAAATCCAGAATCTCCTGAAGTTCCAGCATTCTTAAATATTTTAAACGTTCCAGTATTTCCCCCTGCTAGACCAACTGATATGATAGAGCAGGCTCTAATAGGGTTAGGTGCTCCTCCTCCTGCTAGAATAGTATATAGCTTATTCTGGGAATATTATAAAAGTTTACCTAAAACTCCACTGGGAGATAAATTAGTATTCCCTAAGGTTTCTGCTTCTGCAGAACTACTTTCAAAAATACCTTGGCCATTAGCTGTACTATTAGGAAGAAACTTATTAAACATTTTAAATCCTATAATAATGAGCGACGATCATCCTGCTTGGAGAAGAATGAGCTTAAGAAACACTTATTATGTTGTTTATATAGATGAATTCTTAAGAAGCGCAGCTGATGTTTCAGGATTGTTTAAATTTTTCTTAGGCTCTGCAGATCCTGTGTATCCTATCCCCGAATTGCCATCTGAATTAAAAAAAGCTTTTAATTTGAAAAAATATTAATTTCTTGGAAATTTTAATCCAATTTTATAGTATAAACCAATACAAACCCAAATAACATGAAAAATAAAAATTTTAGTTTTTTCGAATATGACACAGAAGAAAGGGAAAAACTAGCTTCACTTTACGGAAATACATTTCCTGACGACTCAGCGAAAATATCGGGTAAAGATTTGCAAAACAATTCAGTAGAAAAAATTACAGTAACATCTGTTGATCCTGATAAAGGAATAGCTTTAGGAGAGACCACTTTTGGTCAAACTATTGTAATAGACACGAAGAAGGAAGAAAAGAATATGAGAAAGCTTGGATATCCTTCGATAGAGATGAATCCAGGTCACGTATTAGATGTTGTGATAACTAAGGATTCTTCTGGATCTTTCAATGGATCTGTTTCTGCTGGATATGAAAAAGCACTTAAAAGAGAATTACATAGATCAATAAAAGAAGAGGACTGCGCTTTCAAGGTTAAAGTTAAGAATGTTTGTAACGGAGGATTCATGGTTGATCTATCTGGAATTGAATGTTTCCTTCCTGGAAGTCTAGCTGCAGCAAACAGAATTATGAATTTTGCAGATTATGTAGGTAAAGAACTAAACGTGATGGTTGAAGTCTACGATCAGAAAAGAGATATTTTTGTTGTATCATTTAAGAAATATTTAAGAAAAATTATAGATCGTGCAGTTCAAGATCTTTCTTTCTCTAATAAATATCAAGGTAATGTTACAGGACTATCAGGTAATGGAGTATTTGTAGAATGGGATGATATCTATACAGGAATCATACCTATGGACGATACAAACAGAGGAAATCTAGAAAAATATAAAGCTGGTGATAGCATCGAATTTTATGTAATGGATATTAAAAATCCACAAAGAATAAATTTATCAGTTACCCAACCAAACGAGAAGATGAAAAATATCCAAGAAATGAAGGATACTTCTTCTGAAGTTTTGGGGGAAAATACCGATTTGAAAATATATAAAGGAGAGGTTACTAAAATTAAAACTTTCGGTATTTTCATAAAGATGGAAAATGGTCTAACTGGTCTTATCGAAAAAGAAAAATTAGTAAACTCTATTAAAGAATACGAGGTTGGAGAATCGGTTGATTTTTCGATCTTAAGCGTGGATAGTTCCACACTTAAAATACAATTAATAGAGAAATAAAAATTGGCTAATCTACTTACTAATGATTTTTTCTACTCAGTTAAGCTTGGTTTCGAATTTGAGTTTTATAGTAACTTAAATAGGAATGAAATATGCGAGGGCCTAGGAAAGGTATTAGGAAAGAAAATACTTCTTTTTAATAAGTATCATTCTAATTTTAAACCAAACAAGGATATTTTTAAATTAGAGCCGGATTATTCAGGAGGATCCAAGATGGTAGAATTCATCACGGGTCCTCTTCCTTATTTCGAGGCTATAGTTATTTTAATAAAAACCTTAAAATGGATAGATGAGAATGGGTATACGGATAAGAAGTGTGCTTTTCAGTTTGGTGTTAGCATAGATACATCAATATATCCAGAAGTTCCTAAAATGACGGAACTAAATATTCTTAAATTTATTCTTGGATTTGATGAGAATGTTATCTATAAAAGATTCCCTGATAGAATGGGATCTTTATATGCTAAATCTATAAAAAGAATTATTCCATCAAATAAGTTCGTAGATCCTAGCAATATTGGATTTATTGATAAAAATCTATTTGAAGTTCCTCTTGAAAAAAATATGGGGATAAATTTCTTAAAACTTCCCGAAGGATATTTCGAGGTTAGATATCTTGGTGGGAAAGATTACCAGAAAAGATATTCTGCTATTAAGGAAATAATAGACTATATAATTACCTATACTGTTGGAGTACTACAATTCAATACAGGATTTACTGATAACGATCTTAAGACTCTTAAAATGTTCCTTAATGAGATATACAAAAACTCATCTACATTTATAGATCCGGACGCTTTTCAGAAGAATTATCCACACATGAATATAATGGTGGATTTAAGGTCTGATCCACAAATACTTAGATCTTTTTTCCTAAATATAAGGGAAGTACTTTACGATTTAATAGTTGAGAATAGCATAAAAGAAGGAGTAATTAATTATGATAGCTCCTTAGGTAAATTCCAGCTAAAAGACGTAAAAACAACTAGAGCCTATCTTTTAAAGGATTATGACATATTAGAAGGGGAAATAGCTGGTAATGTATTTAATTGTAGATTGTTTAATTGTAAAATAAACGATTCAACCCTAGAAGATTGTGATTTAATAACAAATAATGAAATAAGTAGATCTAAGATTATGACTTCGGATCTTTATTTTACTAACACTGTCCATGATAGCTATATAGATAATAAAGACAAGGAAATTAATTGTGAGGTTTTCGGCGGAATAATTAGATCGGGATTTATAGGTAAGCTTGCTACTATATCTCCTGAGACAGAAATAGTTAAAGATGGAGACGACGATAAAAAATTAAAAGGAAGTTCTAAGAAAAGACCTTTCCCTAATAGAAACGAAGGGGATTCGCCTTCTACTCCAGCTAGATTTTCTGATAATAATTCTAAACCTTCAGGAATACCTGGGGTAAACTTTAAATCAAATAATTAATAGATATGACCGAAGCAGACTTAATCCAAGAAATAAAGGATGACATATCTCATTCTTGTGCTTTGCCTTATAATCTAAACGAGCAGGAAATTAAGAGGATAATAAAAAGAGCTAGAGCTTATTTTTATGATAATTATCAATATGCTGTAGAGGATAGGATATTTGTATTAGGAAGAGAATTATTCTCGACGCCATCATTTAGAGCTACTAGACAAATACAGCTTCCTCAATGTGTTAGATCTATTTACGAGGTTAGAGAAGTAAACGGAGCTGGATTGATAGGAACCCCTGATAAAGATTTTGGTGATTCTAAACTACTAGGGTCGGAACTTATGTTATCTCCTTTTGCAGGGGATAATTTAGTGTATAGAACTGTTTTATATTCTTTCTTCGATTTAGCAAAGGCATATTTATTAGAAACTTATGCTTTTAACTATAACAAAAACACAAAAAAACTAACTATAAACGGTAGAGATCCTAATAGAACATATCAAACAGATGGTGGTAGCTCAAGTTCATTATACAGCGGAACTGATGTGGGGATAAGGGCTTATATAGATATACCAGAAGAAAGCTTATATGATGATGAATTATTTGTAAGGTTCTGCTTAGCTGAAGCTAAAATAAATATAGGTAGATTGTTAGGTACTTTTGAATATAATCTTCCTGGTGGTGTTAGAGTTAACTATAATAATATTCAAACTATAGGATCAACTGAAAAAACTGAAATAATTCAGATGATAAAAGACGAGAACACTCCTTCATACTTCTTACAGTGGAATTAAAAAAAATAATATTCTGTAGAATATATTTTCCATTTTCGGTCTATAATATTAAATAATAAAATCCGGTAAAATAAGTGGGTATTTTTTTATTGGAATATATAGATCAACATGGCAAGATTAAGTGAAATTTATCCGAGGGGACCTCAAGATCCTAATTATAAGGAAGGGTTTCTTCACACTAATGATGATGTGGAAATCTTGATAGGGATGATTAAAAATTGTATGCTCTCGAGGCCAGGTGAGGTTTTAGGAGATCCTTATTTTGGTATAGATCTAGAGGGATTAATATTTGATCTCGAGGTTGACGAATCAACGCTATCAAGAGCAATAGATATTCACTTAGCCACATATGTTCCTATGGCCTTTAGTATTTTCGACGTGAAATACACAATAGGATTTTTAAGAGGAGAAACAAGAGATGCCTGTGTAATAGATTTTGCAATAAAGGGTAATCCTATATTAGGAATTAAAATATTATAAATATGGATTTATTATCGAAAAGTAACGCTAAAATATCCGACCTTCTAACCCAAACTTTTGAGTTAATACAGGCAAGATATGGGATGTCTAACCAATTATTTACTGTAGCTTCTGTATGGGGTCAGATAATATTTGTACTTGACAATCTTTCACAATTTGTTTTATTTTTTATTGAAGATTCCATAACGGAATTAAATATTAATACCGCAACTAGAGAATCATCCGTATACGGTCTTGCTACTCTTGCTGGCCATAATCCAACAAGAAGTATATCAGCAAAAGGAGAGGTACTTATAAAATGGAATGGTAGGGGCGCAGAAAATATAGGAGGTGGCGCGGTTTTAATTCCAAAAAACTCTGAAATAAAATGTGTCAACAATGGAAAAACATATCTATTGAAATTTCCACAAGAATATACTAGATTAAATTTAGATGGGTCTTCCAATTTACTTTGTTCTATAATAGAAGGAACAATAAGTACTAATCAATATACTGGATCTGGAGATATTTTACAGAGCTTTAATATATCTTCCAGAGGTACTTCTGGAATAGAAAACTTCGAGGTTGACGTAAAAATAAACGGAGTGGAGTGGAAAAGATACGAATCTTTATACGACATACCTAGAAATGGTAGAGGCTATATAGTCAGAAGCTCTATAATATCTGGTATAGACATTTTCTTTGGTAATACAAATTTTGGTCTTCCTCCAGCACCTGGCTCTATTATACAAGTAAATTATTTAGAATCTGCTGGATCTAGTGGAAATATTATAGTAGAGGATTCTTCACAGATAATATTTAATTTCGATTCGGAGGGTACAGATCTTTTTGGTAATGGTGTAACTCTTTCTGAAGTTTTAAGCGTTAGCTGTACAGTTATTCCACAATTAGGAGCTAATCAAGAATCTATAGATTTAACTAGATTAATAGCACCTAAAACTTCAAGAAGTTTTGTCTTGGCCAATCCGACTAATTACATAACTTATTTTGAAAAATTTGGTCAGTTTTCTATAATAGAAGCATTTACAACTTTTGATGATCAATACATAGATGACGACAATATAATATACCTTATCTTAGTTCCTGATATACAGATAACACTAAAAAGTAATGAAACATATTTTGATATACCAGTATCAAGATTTAAATTAACTAATGCACAAAGAAATAGTATTTACGCTTTGTTAGACGAAAGTGGACAGAAAATAGTTACAACTGAGGTTAAAATACTAGATCCTGTAATAAAAAAATATGTAATAAACATAGCTATTACTATATTTGAAGGTAATGATCCCGATACCATAAAATCGCAGATAGTAAACACTATGAGTGACTATTTCTTAAATATAAGAAGAAGGGATAAGATACCTAGATCAGATTTAATTGCAGCTGTTGAGGCTATACAGGGTGTAGATTCAGTTTCTTTATATTTTGTAGGGGAAGAAAACGAAGCAGCTAAAGCACAAAGTCCAAATTCACCAGAGATAGGATTTGATGAATTTGGTGATATAGTTATAGGAAAAGATGAGATAGTTATAATATCGGGGGGATGGGAAGATAGGAATGGAATATATTATGATCTAGGAGCTGGTATGACAACTCTTTCTTCTATAAACATAGATATTAGATCTATAGTAGCTAATACTTATAATTCCAAAGTAAATAGCATATTAAAAAGTTCTTTAAATACAGGAAATTAAAATGGATAAAAAAAGCTGGTACGAATTTATAAATACCCAAAACGACGATAGATCTAATTTGGGATTTGATTATGAAGGTAAAATATTCGAAAAAACACTTTCTAATCCTGTATTAGACGGAGATTCTAATAGGATGGATATTTTAGCTAGTATGGAAAAAGTTGTTTATAACTGGTTCGAAGCAGCTAAGTATATAAAGAACTATTTTAATTATACCGTTCCAAAAGATAATAAATACGTAAGATAAGATGAATTTTCAAAATCTTTTATTTTTTGATAAAAAAGGTGATCAATATAATTTTGTATGGAATGGTAATTATTGGGAGGGTGCAATACTTTTCCCTATTGTTTCTGAGAAGCTTTTTGAGGTCCAACATATATTTATAATAGAAAAATTTCTAAACCCTCTATCTGAAATAAAATATGGTTTTCCACATTCATATGGTGTTAGTCCAGGTCCTTCCGTATGGAGAACAAGATGGGAATCAGATTATGATGGAAGTACTAATGTTTCTTCTATCATATACACATATGAATTGGGAGTGGATGGAAATCTTGATGCTCCTGTATTAGTTAAAGCGAATAACGTAGAATTTTACCCAGAGATAGTTCCTGGTGACGTTGTAGCATCTCCTAGCGGATTGGTTGTTAGTAGTGATATCAGTCCATCTTCTATGCAGATAAACATAGCTTTAAATTCTGATAGCGAAGGAATATATGATAGGAGATTAATAATAGAGGATTATACAGATCCTAATAATCCAGTAACTATATTAAAAGTAGAACTACATGGTGAGGTTGAAGGAGAAGATAGCAGATTGTCTGTTACTCTCTCCAATTTCGGAAGATCTTTTAATCCAGATGATGCTTTAATAGTAAGAGAAAGTGATATAAAAGAAGAATTTCCTGACTATGAAATAATAAACAAAAAAAGAAAGGAGCTTTTATTAGCAGGAGAGAGCATTTTCCCTTATTTAGGATCATATAAATCTCTTTTTAATGCTATAAAATTCTTTGGTTATTATGATCTAAGAGTTAAAGAATATTGGCTTAATATAAAAACTGACGAAGCAGATACCCTTACACCACTACAACAAAACCAAAAAATATTAAATCAATTAAGTCAGCCTAATATAGAGGGACTTAATAAATTGGAACTAATAAGTAGTTTAATAAAGGATGAGAACCAGGGAAAGTTTAAGCAGGTAGAAATATACGGTAAGAAAAAAGACGGTACGTTTGGTTTAAAAAAACAATTCGAAAGTCTTTTCCCGTCCAAGTCTTATAAGAAAACTGCTTTATTTGGATTATTCTATGATATAAATAGAGTAGTAGAAGATCAGGAGGAGGATCAGTACGGATATCCAATAGTTGAAGATGCTTTTGCTTTTAGTCCAGAAGAGGTACTAATAAAACTTTTTGGATTAAAGCAAAGACTTAAAAGAGACTACCTTCCCTTAAATGCTAGGATAATAGATATTACAGGAGAGGGTGTATATTTTAATTTATATAAAACAAGAGGATGGACTGATGTTGTAGATATCACTGAAATAAAAGGGGGTATAAAAGTAGGTTTTAATGTTTATCCCGAAAGAGGATACGTAGAAGATCTTAGACCTTTCTATACAAAACCAAATCAGAGCGGTCTTTTATATCCAAATATAAATGGAGTAGAAGAGGGAATAAGCTATTACGGAAACACAGTAGATCCTTATTCATATTTTCAAGAATATCCTATCTCCACTATACCATCATTAGAAAATGCAGTAAATCTTTTCTATCAGGACATTACAAATGGAGAAATGCCTAAATTTTTAGGTGACGGAGATTATGATCCTCCTGGATATAAACTTTTCTCTGATGGTAGTGATTATGTTTTTCCCGCTGGATGTCCAGTTATTATAAAAAATGATACCTTTAATCTATCTTGGGAAGAATTGAGTGGAAGCTGGAACTCTTTAGATCCAACAATAACTAGAACAGACTTACAAATAGCTAGCTATTCAAGCACTACATCTCCTAATCCTGGGGGTAGCTTACAAACAGTTTATAGCACTTCATTATTTACTTTGCCAACCACATTCCCTGTGGGAATTAATATTAATATAGGCACAGGAAATAATTGGTTCGACACAACTTTTCCAGATGTTATTTTTGTAAGGGTTGAGTCAGTAGATTCGCCAGGAAATTTAGTTCTTGGATATTGTAGTGCTGGAGACTATAATACATTAACAGGAAACCTCTATATACAGATGATTTATACTAGAGGAGCTGGAGAATATTCAAATTGGAAAGTGAGTCCTACTAATTTAGGGTTCAGTTCATACGTATTTGATTATTATGAGAACTTTATACAGAGTAATGGATTCTATTCATGGAATAGATTACCTTATTTAGATTTTTATGAGATAGAATGGACTATTTATAAAGACGATGACGATAAGCCTTACTACTATCAAACAAGAGGAGGATTACCAGAATTGGAAACTATAGTTCATTTCTTACCTTACTCTGGTGAATATAATATAAAATGTAGGGTTTGGGATACATTGAATTCTATATCATTAGGTATAAAAAGGGGCGTAGTAAAAGTAGATAAGAGAGGAATAGAATTAAATACATTAACTAGATTCAGGGAATCTGAAAGTTATGATTGGGATAATATGCCTTTGAAATGGGAAAGCTATCCTTCACAATGGATATTCCCAGTAGAAAACACAAATAAAATACTAAGCATATCTGATTTTATACAGAATTACCCAGAGTATTCTAATAATTTTAATGAGGGACAGCAATGTGAGGTATTAACCAAATTACCAGAGGTAAAATCTACCGTTACGTTTGATGTCGGAGTTCAACAAATTGACATAGCAACAATAGTTAGTAACTATATTGGAGGAGGATATGATTTAGCTGAAGTTACAACATTAACTCCCCATGGATACTCGTCGGGGAATACTGTTTGGATATATGATTCTTTAGGATCTTCATTAGGTCAATATCCTATTACAGTAACAGGAACTAACACATTCCAAATACCGGAGATTATTATAACAGCAATAACTGGAGGATATGTTTATGGAACAGGTAATATTAAATTTTATGCTGATGCTGTTTTAATAGCAGACTGTAATTTCCAAGGAGATTTAAACTCAACTACTAGCTTAGCATATAGTATAATTAATTCGTCTCCTCTAGATCCTAAGTATAAGGTTATAAATTTAGTGGATTCTGTTACTACTAATTATAAAACTTTTACAGTTCAAGCACCTAATAATTCTGGAAGTCTTTGGAACGGTAAACAATTTATAGTTCAGACAACTGGATCTCTTTTAATAACTACTCCAATTAACACCTTCTCTGGCGGATTAAATGAAAGGGAGGAGTATGTTTATTATGACTTCAATTTATTACCTAAGAAGGAAATGAGATATTGGGGAACTAAAAGCTTATCGTGGGAAACTTTTGAAGATTTTTCTTTCGAAAAAGCTTATGCCCATACTTGGGATATGTACGATTATCATAATGATTGGCTAGGAGGGTTTAATCTATATTCATTACAATATGGAGATAGGGTTAAGGTTACTGAAGATTCTAATGGATTAGTATTTGGTGAGACTGATTCTCCCGGAAATAATTATTTAGATCTTAAGGAAGCTGCGGATCAGTTAAACAATTCTATAGACGAAAATATAAAAAGGTTTGATTATGTTGTAAGAGGATTTTCAGAGCTTTCTAATAATTTTTATCCTAACGCTAATCCCA